CATCACAGACCCACAAAAGGTGCTCGCTGCCGTAACTTATTTCAGAAGAGGTACTTTGCAATCACTGCTCTCACTTCAGGCCGTTGATGATGATGGCAACACAGCAGCTCAAGGTGCCGCATCCAAGCCAACGATCACAGATGAACGCTTCAAGAAAGCACTCGAATCAATCGAAGCTGGCAAGTACACCGCAGAACAGTTGAACTCCAACTATTCACTCACTGAAGCTCAATCCAAAATGCTTGCACTATGAAATGGCATCCATCGCAAATCGGTAAGCTGATGACCAATGGCAGAGCCAAGGACAGCATGGGAGAAACAGCTAAGAGCTACATCAAAGAATGTGCGAAGCAAGACTTCTATAACTACACCACAGAACTAAACAACAAATACATTTGGAAGGGTAGAGAGCAAGAGCTGGAGTCAATCAACCTCATCAACTCGGTGAGATTTACTGACTATGTCAAGAATGAAGTGACCATCGAGAATGAATATCTCATCGGCACTGCTGATATCATCATCGAGCAGCGAGTGATTGACGTCAAAACATCATGGTCCCTGGATACATTCCCGGCACTTGTGGAAGATGCAGTCAATCCACTCTATGAATGGCAGCTGCGTGCTTACATGATGCTCTATGATAAGCCATGTGCTGAGCTCATCTACTGCATGGTCACCACTTGGGATGAATTCCTCAACGAATACGAGAATCTCCAGCTCCACAGAGTAGACCATATCAATCCTGAGAAACGCATCACAGCTCTCTGGTATGACAGAGATGAGGACATCGAGGCTAAGATGGTTGCTCGCCTTAAAGAAGCATCCGACCTATATCACGAGTACTATGAACAACTAAATAACAAATAACAATGGAAGAGCTAAAAGCAAAAGGCACCATTCACCTACTCGGTGAAGCCAAACAAGTGAGTGAGAAAATGAACATCAGAGAGTTCGTGCTCAGCATCGGTGACAAGTATCCACAGCTGGTACAATTTCAAGCTGTCAATGAGCGAGTGATGTTCCTTGACAATGCAACACCAGGTATGGAATGTGAGGTCAAGTTCGACTTGAGAGGTCGTGAGTACAACGGCAGATATTATGTCAGCCTCAATGCATGGGATATCCGCATCGAATCAGCAGCAGCACCATCAAAACCTATCTCAGATGAAATCGATGATGATTTACCTTTCTGATGGCGAGAACATTCGGGACTTCATCCACAAAGAGTTGAGGTCCCGACTCTCAAGTCGATACAAGATGACTCACCTGGCTGAAGATATGAATCTCAATTACTACACCGTCAACCGATTTATGAGAGGTAATGGGGTGGGAGATGAGTTCTATATCCAAGCATTCAACTTCCTAATGAAATGAGATACTTCATCGGATATATTGGCACCAGGAATGAGGGACTTGACAACATCGTGAAGCGATTGGAGGACCTATTGAATGAACTCAAGGGCTGCTCTTATTGCATAGTACTAACTTTTTCGGATGAAGTTCACATATCCGAAGTAACACCAGAGGAATTCTATGAGCAAACCGCAGCACTTAACTGACCCAATCGTAATCAAGGTACTGGCAAAGTATTCTGAGCGCAGCCAGCTCGGCATCGAGAAATATGGGCGCACTTTAGATCGTGATGACCTGAGCCTCACCGATTGGCTGAACCATCTCCAGGAGGAATTGATGGATGCCACTCTGTATATTGAGAAGCTCAAAGCAGATTTGAAGCAAGCACAAAAGGCAGCTTTAATTGAGTTAAGCAACATGGACAAGTATAAGGGGTAAAAATTGCCACATATCTAAACACGAAATGTAAAGAAAAATGAAAATAGAAATCACGCACTACGGACACAAAGCAAGCTATGAGTTCGACCACGAGGATGTTGAGCTTGAATATTTGTTATACCACATTGAAAGGCTGATAAGACTAACGGGATACAATTTTAACGGAACATTAGAAATAGTAAACGACGAACAATGAAACCCGACAAAGAATACTGCGCAGCACTCGCCACGATGATACTCGTGACCACAGTGGCTATCATATTGATTTTTAAACTTATCTTTGAGCTATGGAACTGATACTATCATACCTCGCACTCGGGTGGCTCATTGCCAACTTCGAGCCTCTGCACTGGGTGATTGACCTTCTATTCATGAAGTTACTGCCCAAAGGCAAGCTCGGTGATTACATTCATGCTGGCTTTGGTTGCTGGAAGTGTACGTCATTTTGGACTGCTTTGATACTTTCTGGCAATATATATACGGCAGCAATCACAGCGATGGTCGCCTACATCATCAGCGAATGGATAGAGAGCAAATAGAATATATCAAAGCAGTCAAGGCAATGCCTGAGCAAGAGCGATACAGCAAGAGAACGCTGAACGTGCTCAAGCGCATCAAGGTCGCAGAGACCGGGCAGCCTGACCGTGAATGCTTCTGCTCCCAGCTGAGACGCAAAATCTGGTACAAGGAATTCATCAATTGGTATGAAGGCAACGCTTGACCGCTACATATCGTCTCACTATGAGGAGCTGTATCGATACACCAGGTATTTCTGCTCCAAGTACAATCCGAAACTCACAATTGATACGGTCATCTCCAACGCATATCTGCACTGCATCGAAATCAATGACAATACAGAGGATGTCGGCAAGGTCAAGAGCTATATCCTCAACTCAATCAAGCGGCAAGTCATTTGGAAGAACGTCAACAGCTTCAAGGATGAGCGAATCCTGGCATCAGAAATCGCAGTTCCTGACACTTTCGATGATGGGGAAGATTTGAACTACAAAATCGCAATCGAACAGCAATACCAGGGATGGAAGTCATCGGTGGACATCTACCGAGATGGGCTGACAGACAACGTCAAGATTGCAGTGGCCAAGGCATACTTCGACAAGGGCCTCACAACGGCACGATCTATGGCACAATATTTCAACATACCAGTGACATCAGCTCACTACCTAATCGCAGACATAAAAAATACACTTAAAACCATACACTATGAAAATAAAAGATGAGTACAAGGGAAAGACTATCGTCAAGAACACCACGCTCGGAAACATGACAATCGTTGTTGACAATATAGATGTGAACAGATACCGACACTATGTGTCCATAGGATTCGGCTATTTGTTCGAAGAGGAGAACGTCAGCACAACTGCACCAGAACAGTGCATTCGATATGAAGGCATCGAAGCAGATGAGCAGACTGAAGCTCCAGCACCAACACCAAAACCAACACGAAAAAGAAAAACCAATGCCAAAGCCAACACCAAACGAAACCAAGGATGATTTTCTCTCTCGCTGCATGGGCGATGAGGAAGCACTCCAGGACTTTCCTGAGAATGACCAGCGATATGCTGTGTGCAATTCCTTGTGGGATGAGTCAAGAATGACCGCGCTATCAAAGTACAGAGAAGCATTCGCAGAGAAAAGCTACTCAGACTATCCTGATTCGGTGCGCAACAACGCACGCAGAGGTATCGAGCTCAACAAAGAACTCGGCAACAAGTGCGCAACTCAAGTCGGCAAGGTCAGAGGACAGCAGCTCGCAAACAAGGAACCCATTTCAGTGGATACAATCAAAAGGATGTATTCATACCTATCGAGAGCAGAGGTCTACTATGACAACGCTGCACCTGAGGACTGCGGATACGTTTCATTCCTTCTGTGGGGTGGTAAAACTGGTAAGGATTGGGCAGAAAGTAAACTTAAAGGCTTAGGATTGATATAATGGGAAGAGTAAAACACATAGAAACACCAGAAGATATGTGGCAACTCTTTGTTGAGTTCCGCAAATGGTGCAAAGACAATCCGAGATACCAGTATCAGCTTTCCAATAAGACTGGAGAGCCTGTGCCGGTACCGCTCGAGAGACCACTTACAATGGTTGGATTCCGTTCATGGGCAGCAGAGAAGCATAAGAGCGTGGAAGATTATTTCGCAAACAGCGAGGGGAGATATTCAGCTTACGCCACAATCTGTCGCACGATAGAGGCAACCATCAAGCAAGACCAAATCGAGGGAGGCATGGCTGGGCAGTACAACCCTTCCATCACTCAGCGACTGAATGGTCTGACTGAAAAGACTGACATCACTTCTGGAGGGCAGAGCATCTCCGAGGTGAAGGTGAACATAATTAGACCTACTGAATAGTATTATTGCTATATTTGTGGGAAGTGGCTATATGAGAGAAATACTCGTATAGCATCCCTATTGCCTAAACTTTGACCTATGGCTGAAATCTCAATCGACAGCACTGTCATCTTCGAAAAGAACTATACAGCATTGGCTGACCCTGGTGTGCGCTTCATCATCAATGAGGGTGGCAGCCGCTCGAGCAAGACCTACTCGCTTTGCCAAATGATCGTGGTGTACTGCTTGCAGAATCCTGGCAATGTGGTCAGCATCGTGCGCAAGACATTCCCAGCTCTGAGGGCAACGGTGATGCGTGACTTCTTTGAAATTATGAAGGAGATGGGCATCTATGAGGTAACCAGTCACAACAAGTCAGAGCACATCTACACCTTCCCGAATGGAAGCATCGTGGAGTTCTTTTCAGTCGATGATGAGCAAAAAATACGCGGTAGAAAGAGACATCTTGGCTGGTGCAATGAAGCCAATGAGCTATGGTTCGAGGACTTCCAGCAGCTGAACATGAGGACCGAGCACAAGCTCATATTTGACTACAACCCGAGTGAGTCAGCATCCTGGCTATATGAGCTGCCGATGGATGAGAGCGTCATCATTAAGTCAACGTACAAGGACAACCCATTCCTCCCTGACAGCATCAAGCGACAGATTGAGGACCTCAAGCGCACTGATGAGGCCTTGTATCAAATCTATGCGCTCGGAGAGAAAGCCATCAGCAAGAGCAACATCTACTCGAACTGGACATTCGTCAAGCATCGCCCGGCAAGGTTTGTAAACTTTGTATACGGATGCGATTTTGGGTACAATCATCCAACAGCCCTCATGCGAGTCTACTGGTGCGACAATGACATCTACATCGAGCCGGTGATATACGAGAGCTACCTGACCACCACCAACCTCATCGACAAGATGGGCGACCTGGGCATCGAGAAGCACGTCACCATCGTGGCTGACTACGCTCGCCCTGAAATCATTGCCGAGATGAACAACGCTGGCTATGATGTGCAGAATGCGAACAAGGTGGTCAAGAAGGGCATCGACAATATCAAGACCTTCGGAGTGGTCTGCGAGGATGAGCCACGCATCAAGAAGGAATATGAGAACTATAAGTGGAAAAAGGTTGGTGACCTCATCATGGACGAGCCCGTCAAGCTATATGATGATGCCATGGATGCCGTCCGCTACGCTGCCACGCACATACGCCAGGAGTACTACACCGATGACAGCTATTTCGCCTTCTAAACATTTGGCTGACAATTTGCAATATAAAGAAAAACAATGGGAACAAATCTAATGGGCGAACTTGTCGCCGACATGGGCACATACATTGCCAACAACACAACCGAAGTAACTAACACTATCGACGCTATTGTCGTGCTTGAGGATACTGTATTCACCTCAATCAAAGTGGCTGGTACAGATGTCAAGTCATCGTACATCGCAGCGACTGGAACTGCCGTTAAAGCTGGTGCAATCATCACACCGATCAATAACCTTCAGTTCAGCGGAGTGAAACTTGCAAGTGGTTCGGTTGCGTTAGTACTTGGATAATGTACGGCTTCGGATATTCATTGTACAACCGCACCCCGTTCTTGGGTGGTGGTAGCGGATTTGACCCAGCTGCTCAGGCTTTTATCTCAGCGGCTGGCATCACTGGAGTAACGCAGCAAACTGCAATCAACAACCTTGTCAAAGGCCTTAAAGCAGATGGCTTATGGTCAAAGATGAAGGCTGTGTATCCGTTTGTTACTGACAATAGGAATTTGTTGAGTTATACGGAGGATATTACTAATGCTGCTTGGTTAAAAGTTAACGTTTCAGTTACCGCAAATACAACGATTGCTCCTGATGGAACTACAACTGCTGATACTTTTCAGAACACAGGCGTAAGTGGAGCATTTTTAATCCAAAAAGATATTGCTAAATCCGCAGGTACATACACTCAAAGTTTCTATTTTAAGAAAAACAATAATGATTGGGTTGCAATGTACACAAGTGATAACGGAGCAAATTATGCAATTGCTTGGTTTAATGTAAACACAGGTGTTGTAGGTACTGTTTCAGCAGTAGGTAATTTTAGTGCTGCTACTTCAGCAATTACAAATGTGGGGAGTGGTTGGTATCGTTGTTCTTTAACATTTACAAAACCATTAACATCTTTAACTGATACCTCGGCTTTAATTCCTGTTGCTGATAATTCTTTGGTTTCAGTTATTGGTAAAAATGCATTTATTTGGGGTACTCAAATAGAAACAGGTTCTATACTTACAACATATCAACCGATGTTAGGGTCAGTACAAGCATTCATTGCATCACAGTTCAAGTACAACCTTGTCAATCCTGTTGACTCAGACGCTGCTTTCAGATTAGTATTCAACGGAGGATGGACGCATTCAAGTAATGGAGCTACTCCTAATGGAACTAATGGATTTGCAAATACTTATTTAACTCCATCATCCGTGTTAACGCAAAATTCTGCATCAATTGGAGCATATTTGAGAACAAATAATACATTTGATTATTGTGATATAGGGAGTGCAAATTTACCTACCTATGTTAATGGGTTGTATTTATTTTATAATGTAGTTACTAATAAAGACTATTCAAGAAACAATAATAGTGTAGGGTCAGGAGGAACTACAACGGGGTCAAATGGATTTATTGTCAATAAACGAACCACGTCAAATGATATGAAAATTATTCGCAACAATAGTTTGACTTTAACCAACGGAAACCCAACAACGGGATTGAGTACATCTCCAATTTATATTAGTGCTATGAACCACGGTGGAACGTCTGAATTATTTTCAAATCGTCAAACTGCATTCAACTTCATTTCTGAAGGCCTCACCGACACCGAAGCAGCAAACCTATACACCCGAGTACAAGCATATCAAACAGCACTTTCAAGAAACGTATAATGAAATTAGCAGACATCACAACCGAAGATATCACCACCTTGGTCGGACTATTGACTGAGGTGCAAAAAGACGAATTAGTCGGAGTTTACTACTCTGCTGATTCTATCTACAACCCTATTCAAGATATAGACAACAATTGGGTCATCTCAGTAGAGGAGATGATTTACACCACTAACGAAGATACGTTATGGGTGAAAGACCTTGAGCTGATTGAGTACAAACCGAAACCAACACCAAGCCCTTTCTAAATGGCACAAACAACCATAGCATCACCGCAGACGTTCAGCCCAGCGTACAACCCATTGAAGTTCATCGTTGACTCAACCAACAAAGCGAAGGCTGGCTTCCGCTACATTTTCGATGTGTATGCTGCTGGCACTGCAACCAAGATTGCGGAGTACAAAGTGCTGCCAACATTCGGCACGGGCTATGGCGAGGAGGACTTATCGAAGCTGCTCCAAAGCAAAGTAAGCTGGGACCTCGACAGCATCAACACAGCGAGCTATGGCGCACCGAATTCGTACTACAATTATGATGTGTTCATTGGCGAGGAGTATGTCTATGAGGTAGCCTACACGAGCAGCTTAACCAATGCGAGTGGCAACGTACAGATAAACGTCAGCAACTCATTCGCTGCTGGAGACCAGGTCATCATCACACAAGCTGATGGTGGTGTGGCAAACCCACAGCTCGAAGGACTGCACACCGTTGTCAGCGCAACGGGCTCGGCATTCGTTGTCAACGTAAATTGGTCCACGATCACTAGCGCAACAATCGATGGCTCGGTGAGCTATGCTGACAAGCGCAAGACTATCGTCAGAGACATCACTGAGCTCGATGATTACACTGTGTTCAATGGAGCTTTCAGATGGGATGAGTGGACAGCATACGACAACCTCGACTTCAAGCTCAACGCACCAACTTCAAGATTGCTGACCAATCAACCGACATCATTCCAGTGCACACTCGGTCAAGACCTATGGCTCA